GACTCAAAATCCATCTAATGGAGATATATTACAATATGTAACTTCGACAGGTTTATGGACTAAAGTAGCAGGAAGCACAACTAATATTTCAGAGGGTACTAATTTATATTATACTGCTGCTCGTTTTAATTCTGCTTTTGCAGGTAAAACAACAACTGATTTAACTGAAGGTACTAACCTTTACTTTACAAACGCAAGAGCAAGAGGTGCTATTTCTTTAACTACAAGTGGTACTTCAGGCGCAGCAACTTATAATTCATCAACAGGAGTTTTAAATATTCCTAATTACGCTGATACGGACACAGGAATAACTTCTTTAAACGGATTAACTGCTTTAACGCAAACTTTCGCAGTAGGAACAAGTGGAACTGACTTCGGTATTTCTTCTTCTACTTCAACGCATACTTTTAACTTACCAACGGCTTCGGCAACAAATAGAGGTGCTTTAAGTAGTGCTGATTGGACAACTTTTAATAACAAACAAAACGCTTTAACAAATCCTATCACAGGTACAGGAACAACTAATTACTTACCAAAATTTACTGGCTCAACTTCTTTAGGGAATTCTTTAGTTTATGATAATGGTACGAGCGTAGGTATAGGAACAACAAGTCCAAATGTAGAATTAGCTTTATTTAACGCAAGTACTCCGAGATTTCATTTACAAAATACTGCAAGTGGAACAGGTACAACAGATGGTTTACAATTAGCTTTATCAAGTTCGGATGCTTATATTTGGAACTTTGAAAATGGGGCAACAATTTTTGGTACAAGTGGTTCTGAAAAAATGCGTATCACTTCTGCGGGTAATGTAGGAATAGGTAACACAAATCCTACAAATGCTTTAGATGTTTATAATACAACTACTAACGCAAGAATTAACATTCAAGGAACAACAAATCCAGTATTATCTCAATATACTAATTCAAGTGGGCCTTTATATATTGGTATTGATGATTCGGCAGGTGCTAATTATACTGGAACTCCTTATGCAAGGTTTATTTATAGTGCATTTAATTATCCATTAGCTATTTTTACTGACGGAACCGAAAGAATGCGTATCACATCTTCGGGTAATGTCGGAATAGGAAACACTGCACCTTTTTATTCTTTAGACTTAACAGGTCAAACAATTAGAACTGCAAGGATATATTCAGCAAGTTCAGATACAAGAGTTTATTTACAAAATACAACATCTGGAAATCCTACAACAGACGCAGGTTTAATGACTGGTTTAATTGGAAATGATGCTTACTTTTTTAACTATCAAGCAGGAAATACTATTTTTGGAACAAGTGGTTCTGAAAGAATGCGTATTGCTACTTCGGGCAACCTTTTAATCGGCACAACCACAGATGCAGGCTTTAAGTTAGATGTAAATGGTACTGCGAGATTTGCAGGGGATGTAATTTTAACAAAAAGTGGAACTTCTACTTTAACAATAAAAGGTAATGCAATAACTGGTTTTGATTTACAAAATGATACATCAGGAGTTTATTTATGGAATAGAGATGCAACTCCTATTTATTTTGGTACAAATGCAACGCAAAGATTAATAATATCGGGAAGTGGTGTAGCAACCTTTAGTGGTCAAGTTAATATAGGCAATCCAGTTGCAGCAGCAGTAGCCGTAGCAAGTACACATAAAGTAGAAATAGTAATAGGTGGAGTAACTTATTATTTATTAGCAACTACCTAAAAAAAGTATTAATTTAGCAAAATGAACAACGAACAAATATATTCTATTTTAGGTCAAGGACTTAATATAGCAAACACAAAAGGATGCTTTAATTTAGATGAATCGGCAACGATTGCACAAGCATTATTACAATTAAAAGAAGTTTTAAATTTAGTAGAAAAAAAAGATGATTCAATTAAAGCCGAGTAATGCAGGTGTTTTAGGCACTATTACTCAAATTGATGTATTAATTTTACCTTTTGATGTTCAAGCGGTTACTTGCTCAACTTATTATAAGTTATGTGATGCCGAAGGTAAGTTATTAGCTGAAGGTAATTTAAGTTTAACAGAGGAGCAATTTGCAAATTGGGGGACTGACAATAGTTATGTTTCTGATATTGTGATTAACGAATTAGGTTTAGAAAAAGCAGAATAATGATTAACAGCGAATTTCAAGTAGAAATTGTAACCGATTTAACAACCGAGCCAGTTACCTTGCAAGAGGCTAAAGACTATATGAGAATTTCTTCGGATTCGGAGAATGACTTAATAGAAGAACTAATAACTTCAGCAAGGGAGCGAATAGAGAAGTTTACAGGACTATCTTTAGGAGAAAAAACTCTTAGAGCTTATTGGTTTTACTTTCACATTCCACAGGAGATTCCTTATGGTCCAGTTACCTTTATTGATTCGGTTGTAAATGATGAGGATGTAGCTTTGGAATATACTGCTCGAGGATTGCAATATAAGATGCTTGAGGCTTATTCTACCGTTGGTTTGACAATAGAGTACGAAGCAGGGTTTGCAGTCTGTCCTAAAGGCTTAAAATTAGCCATTTTAAAACAAGTATCTACTGACTACGAGAATAGGGAAAATTACTCTATTTACGACCAAGCGTATGAGTTAAGTTCGGATGCTAAAAGACAAGCACAACCATATTGTAGAAACACTTTATTTGGTATCTAATGAAGGCAGGAGTTTTAAGAAATCAAATCGCAATACAAACTTTACAGACTGGTTCAGATGGTACAGGTGGTTACTTTGGTACATTTGTAGACCAAAAAGTAGTTTGGGCAAAGATTAGAGCAAAACAAGGCTTTAGAAATTTAGAAGATGGTAAAATATCTTTAGACAATATCTACGAGTTTACTATTCGTTATGATGACTATCCTAATTTATCTCAAATCAATAAGATTGTTTATAATAGTGGCGAGTACATTATTAAAGCATTCCAGGTAACGGATGAGCGTAAAAAAGAAATAGTTATAATGACTACTTTAGGAAGATTAATTGACCCTACTATATTCTTAATTACCGAGTTCTACGAGTTCTTAATGACTGAAGATAACAAGTTTATAACTGTATAATGAAAATTAAAGTAAAAGGTACTTCACAAGTGTTACATCGTTTACAAAACATTTCTAAAGAGGCTGAATTATCGGTTAAATCTTCGGTGGTTAGAAATACTGACCAAATATACGCTCAAGCATTATCAAATGTACCTGTATTAGATGGGTATTTAAGAGGTTCAGGAAATACAAGTTACCAAGATGGTCAATTAACAGGTATAGTTGCTTTTGGCGGTAACGCTGCTCCATATGCTCCTTATGTTGAGTTTGGTACAGGGGAAAACAAAGTTATACCATTAGGATTTGAAGATTACGCTATGCAGTTTTATGTAAACGGAGAAGGTACTATGCAACCACAACCATATCTTATCCCAGCATTTATTAAATACAAAAAAGTATTTTTAAGAGATATAAGAAAAATTGCTAAAAAGATTAGTAAATAAATCGTAAATTTGTGAAATGAAAGATGTTGGAGAACTAATAAGAAGGAAACTCTATGAGAGGTTAAGCGGTGCAATCGTTATAGACCTACAAGAGATTCCAGTATTTGATTCGGCATCAGTATTAGCAGCAGCGACTGAACCATATATTTTGCTTTCTACTTTTAATTCAACGGAATTAAGCGAAGGCAGTAAACAAGCATACGGTCAAGAAGTGAGCGTTTTAATTGAAGTGGGAACTAGGTTTGACAATAGTTTTGGTGGTAAATTACTATCGGACAGAATATCAAACGAAGTGATTGAGTTAGTTAGAACAAGGCAAGATGGGTATTTAGATTTATTACCTGATTGGTATGTAATCAGAACACTAATGGAGAGTACAAATACACTTGAACAATTGGTAGATACAGGAGTTTTAGTGAGAAGATTAATAAGATTTACATTTAAAATACAACAGGGCATATGAGCGTATTAAACGGTTCGGATATATTAATTTACGATGCAGATACGAATTTTCCGTTAATGTGTCAAACAAATGTAACTATTACAATGAATGATGCTATGATAGATGCTACTTGTAAGCAAGATGGCGGTTATTCAGTTTCATTACCAGGCTTGAGAGATTTCTCCTTTACGGCTGATGCTTTAGTAAACTTTGATGAAGGAGTAGCTGATTTAGGTATAACTACTTTATTTGCTGCTTACGATGCTAAAATCTCATCT